GGAGGTGAACGGAGCAGCTGAAGGAGAAAGTGATTAAACTCGGTACGGCTATTCGGAAAGTATTTCATGACGTTTTTGGTCAGAAAGAAGTTTCTCTGGAGCTTCCCGAGAAGGGTGCAGTTAAGAAAAGACGGTATCATCGGAAAGAAAAACCGTCCGTATTCTATCATTACATACCGACAGCCAGAAGAAATTTACCATATATGAGGCGGTCTTATTGAAATTTCCGTGCCCACTTTTATTTTTGGCTGCCCACTTTTTGGAGCGGTTTTGGAGAGTTGGGAGAATGGTACGGACGAAATTTGGTGGAATTTGGGTAAAAATGGTCAATTTTCTGCCCATTTGCCCACTTTCTGCCCACTTTTGAAACCCCGATTTGGTCACTAAAAACCCAGTATTTATGCGGGTTTGCGGGCTCAAAGCCCATTTGCCCACCCTTTTTCTTAACTAATTGTGATAAAAAGTTTAAATATATATAAAGGTTGTGAAAAAAGGTGGGAAAGTGGGCAGAGCGAGAGAAAGGAGGTTTTATGAAAAAGAAGAACACATGGTCCGAGATTTATGAAAGCTTTCAGTCAATCTATCCGAATTTGAAGAAAGAAGCCGTCGGATATTGTCCGCATGGTTACATGTCGATTCTGGTATATTTTCCGGATGGGCTGCGTATGGTATATAATGAGGTGGAAAGACGAGCCAGGTTTGTCACGGCATGAGCAGAATTTTGAGAATGATATTTCTTTTTTGCCGTGTATGTGGTATACTGGAACTGCGACACAACTTTAAAACATTTTGGTAATAGGGACAATGCTTTGTTAAAAAGCGTTATCTCTCTTTACTTATACCCTATTACCAGAGTTAAGATTGTGTCGCAACAATGAGAGAGCCGCTTTTTAGTGCGTCTCTTCGGTGGGGCGCACTTTTTATATTGTGCCTATATTGGACAACCTCGTGAAAAACACAAGCTCTGTTATGGAGAACGGTATTTCCTTTACTCATACCAGTAATTGGGGCGAGAGTTGTGTGGCAGCAATGCGGAAGTACTCGTTCTCTTTATTTTTGGAGGTAGCAAGATGGACAATAATGTTGCCGTAAGCGGAAACTTTGAGATTATACCTTGTGATAAAATGACAGATATTGAGAATAAGCCCGGTATCAAAAAACTGGAGCTTACCTCATCGCAAAAAATCCAGATTGGAGGACTAATGCAACAGCTTCCTGCAGTCGTGGCGGCTAATGCTTTAAGCAATATGTATATGGTTCGATTTCCTGCCGGAATACCAAATGCGTTGACTCCCCTAAAGCAAGGTGGATTCAGTACTATGGTCAAGGGCGAGAATGGGCGGATTGCAGGAACTGCTTCTTTATATTCTGTTGAAGCACAGGCAGCCGTTCTTGGAGCGTTCAATGCCATGTCGATAGTTTCCGGCCAGTACTTCCTCGCACAGATTAATAGCGAACTTAAAACGATGAACCAGAACATTGACAAAATTCTGGAGTTCCTTTACGGTGATAAGAAAGCAGAACTTATATCTGAAGTCAGCTTTGTGAAATCTGCCTACCAAAATTACAGTTCGATTATGGAGCATGAGCAGCAGCGGTTTGCCACCCTTGTCAGTTTACAAGAAGCAAAGAAAGTTGCAATGAAAGATATTGAGTTTTATATGTCGGATCTGGATTCCACTGTCAATACTAAAAGCGGTTCCGATATTGTAGCTTGGACTGACAAGATATTTCAGATTAAGGACTGCCTGGAACTTTCTATACAGCTTTATTCCATGAGCAGTCTGTTGGAAATCTATTATTCATAGAATTACGATGCCAATTATATTTCAAATGTCGAGGAAGAATCCGTTACCTACATCGGTAAATGCGAGAAGCGCATGTTAAGCAGTTTCAGTAAATTGAGCACACATATTCAGAGCTTTAAAGAAGGTCCTCTGAAAAAGGTTGATAAGCCGGCTCTTGAAAAGAAAGTTAATCTGGTGGTGGATTCATTCAGCAGAGGTACAGAATCTGAGATGCTCAAATCGATTCGTTCTGTTCTGCACGCTTCGGAAGCAAAAGCAGAGTATTATGTGAACAGCAATGGCGATTTATATTTGAGAACTGCATAAAGATGGTACATGCCCTACGTGCATTTTACAAGGTGTTTTATGAAAGGAGAGGATAAAAAGCTTTTTGTCTCTTCGGTTCAATTTGGAAGTGGGGCAGCCCTATTTCCTGATTACTGAAAGGAGATAAAAAATGACAAGAAGAAAAAACGAGTATGAAGTTATCTATGGAGGCAGCAGTAAAAGATTCTCAGATCCAACAGAAAGATATGAAGACATCTATGATGAGGATGGAGATGCCGTTATTTGTGATTTATGCGGCGGAGAGATGAAATGGAAAGATAATGAATGTGTGTGCCCTGAGTGTGGGCAGCGGATGGATCGAGAAACATTTTTCAATTATATCGGAGCGGAGCCTCCTGGTCCGGAATGTACCGGATGTGAAAATATTTATCCGGGATGCGTAATCTGTCCTTATGGTTACGTCGAGGATAAAGAATAACATACTACGGATTTGAGTCGCATACAGCGGCTCTTTTCTTTTGCTATTTTTTACTTCGCGAAAAAAACATACCCTTTTATGAAGAGAGAAGAATAAAAGCGCCATTTTAGCTTTTACTTTCTCTTTTTTATTTTCAGAAAAAATGAGAGGAGGTTTCCCTATGGCCGGGACAAAGTTGGAACGAGACTTCCAGGCAAATCTTATAAAGGAATTGAAAGAGCTGTTTGTAGGTTGCATCGTGACCAAACTGGATGCCAGCCACATTCAGGGAATACCAGACCTCTTGATTCTGTATAAAGATAAATGGGCCACCTTGGAATGTAAGAAATCTGCGAGGGCTAAAAAACAGCCGAACCAAGAGTATTACGTTGGACTGATGAACAAGATGTCTTTTTCAAGATTCATCTGTCCCGAGAACAAGGAGGAAGTATTGCATGAACTTCAACAAGCATTCAAACCTTGAAGGGCAGCACGCCTTTCTTGGCGCAAGCAAGTACCACTGGATTAATTACAGTGAAGATAAAGTTGCGGAATCTTACAGCAGATTTTTAGCGACGCAGAAAGGAACACAGCTCCATGAATTTGCGGCGCAGTGTATCCGGCTTGGCCAAAAGTTACCAAAATCGAAAAAGACACTGAACGCATATGTTAATGATGCTATCGGTTTCAAAATGACACCTGAACAAATTCTGTTTTACTCAGACAACTGTTTTGGTACAGCGGATGCGATTGCTTTCCGTGGTGATTTGCTGAGAATACATGATTTAAAAACGGGGGCTATTCTGGCCCACATGGAGCAGCTAGAAGTATACGCTGCTCTTTTTTGTTTGGAATACAAAGTCAAACCGGCAGATATTCGTATGGAGCTCCGTCTGTATCAGTCGGATGATATTTTGGTCGGTAATCCGACAGTTGAGGATATCGCACCAATCATGGATAAAATCATCACGTTTGACAGAATCATTAACAAAATTAAAGAACAGGAGGAGTAAGCATGAATCCCGTTGCGGAAGAAATTTTAATGCATTATGGAATGCCAAGACGTTCCGGCCGCTATCCTTGGGGTTCCGGCGATAATCCTTACCAGCACAGTGGCGATTTTCTCAGCCGTATTGATGAGTTGAAAAGTCAAGGGCTTCGTGAGACAGAAATTGCGGAACAACTTGGTCTGACAACTACTCAGTTGCGCACTCAGATGAGCCTTGCAAAAGATGAACGGCGCTCTCTCCAGGTTGCAACTGCTAAAGGACTTAGAGAAAAGGGATACAGTCTTAACGAAATTGCCGAAAAGATGGGATTTGCTAATGATTCTTCGGTACGCTCTCTTCTCAATGAAAATTCCGAAGCCCGCATGAACCAGGCTAAAACGACTGCCGATTTTCTGAAAAAGATGATTGACGAAAAAGGAATGATCGACGTTGGCACTGGAGTTGAGCGTGAACTTGGGATTTCCAGAGAAAAGCTGAACCAGGCGCTTTATATTTTGGAGATGGAGGGATATCCGGTTTATGGCGGTGGTGTTCCGCAAGTGACAAATCCAGGCAAACAGACGAACATCAAGGTCATATGCCCTCCTGGGACAGAGCATAGAGAAATTTATGATTTCGATAATGTTCATTCAGTAAAGGACTATGACCAGATTCTCAGCGAAGACGGGCAGAAAATAAGACCCGCGTTTCAATATCCGGAAAGTATGGATTCCAGTCGCCTGAAAATTAACTATGCGGAAGACGGTGGTATCCAGAAAGATGGCGTAATCGAGATTCGGAGAGGCGTGGATGATTTGTCGCTTGGCGATTCCCATTATGCCCAGGTTCGCATTATGGTTGATGGAACGCATTATCTGAAAGGAATGGCAGTATATTCTGATGACCTCCCGGATGGCGTGGATGTGTTATTCAATACAAACAAGAAAACTGGAACACCGATGACCGATGTTCTTAAGAAAATCAAAGATGATCCTGACAATCCATTTGGCTCTTTGATTAAGGAACATGGAGGACAGAGCTATTATATTGACAAAGATGGGAATGAAAAACTTTCCCTTATCAACAAGCGTGCTGAAGAAGGAGATTGGGGAGAATGGAGCGACCATCTTCCGTCCCAGTTCTTGTCGAAGCAAAGCATGACCCTTATCAATAAGCAGCTTGGACTTGCCACTGCTGATAAAGTTGCAGAGTATGACGAAATTTGTGCGCTTACCAACCCTACTGTCAAGAAGACATTGCTTAAATCATTTGCTGATGATTGCGATTCGGCGGCAGTGCATCTTCAGGCAGCAGCATTACCAAGACAGAAGTACCAGGTCATATTACCTTTGACCACAATCAAAGATACAGAAGTCTATGCTCCAAATTATAAGAATGGAGAGCAGGTCGCTTTGATTCGGTATCCGCATGGTGGTACTTTTGAAATTCCGGTTCTTACCGTGAACAATAAGCAACCAGAAGGTAAGAAGGTACTTGGTAATACACCAAAAGATGCAATCGGTATTAACAGTAAAGTTGCGGAACGTTTGTCGGGTGCCGATTTCGATGGCGACACTGTTATGGTAATTCCGACAGGCGGAAAAATTAAGATTACGTCTACCCATCCGCTCAAAGGATTGGAAGGATTCGATCCTAAAGAGAAGTATGGTCCTGACAGCACTACGCAGCCCTATAAGCGGATGAAAAATACTCAAACCGAGATGGGAAAAGTGTCAAATCTGATTACTGATATGACATTAAAGGGCGCTACAGAAGATGAACTTGCTCGTGCAGTCCGGCATAGCATGGTTGTTATTGACGCCGAGAAGCATAATCTCGACTATAAGAGAAGTGAGCAGGATAACGGAATCGCATCTCTGAAAAAGAAGTATCAGGGAAGAGTCGAAGACGGAAAGTATAAAGAAGGCGCCGCCACTTTGATTTCGCGTGCTAAATCTGAGGTATCTGTGCCTAAGCGTAAAGGAAGCCCCACTATCAATGAGGACGGCTCCTTGAGCTACAAGACTGCTGACGATCTTACCTATGTTGACAAGAAAACCGGAAAGACCAAGACCCGCACACAGGCCAGCACACAGATGGCTGAAGCCAAGGACGCCCGTACCCTTTCCTCAGGCACCCCTCAGGAAGAAGCCTATGCCTCCTATGCTAATAAGATGAAGTCCCTGGCTAACCAGGCTCGTAAGGAGATGGTGAGTACCGGTAAGATCCCCTACTCTGCTTCCGCCAAGGCGGCCTACCAGAACGAAGTAGACTCCCTTAATGCTAAGCTCAATGTGGCCCTTAAGAACGCCCCTCGCGAAAGACAGGCTCAGGTAATTGCAAATGCTACAGTAACGGCAAAGAAGCAGGCAAATCCCGACATGACCAATGCTGAGATCAAGAAAGCAAATCAACAGGCTCTCACAGCAGCACGAAAACAGGTGGGAGCAGAGCGCAAGCCAGTTGTCATAACAGATAGAGAATGGGAAGCTATACAAGCCGGAGCTATTAGCGAAAGCAAGCTGACACAGATTCTCAATAATGCCGACATCGACAGCCTCAGACAGCGAGCGACACCCCGTGCTACTACAACATTGAGTACCGCTAAGCAGAACAAGATTGCCTCTATGAGCGCTTCTGGTTATAGCACATCTGAGATTGCTGAAGCACTTGGCATTTCTACATCAACCGTGTCTAAATACTTGTAATGAAAGGAGTGAATTGTTCATGCAACAGCAATGCATGTTGACAACGATTGACAATCCGTTTGATCCATTTGAACAGTTTCATTCCTGGTTTCTGTTCGATGTGGAAAAAGGTTACAATACTTGCGCTTATCTTGGAAGAATTGCGCGAACTTCTGAACAGATGTCGGATGAAGAGAATGACATCGAAGTGGAACGTGCAATCGATGAAATCATTAAATACGATTTCCT